TCATCGTAAATTCTATCGGCCTCTCTCCTTGCTTTTCTTCGTAGGGCCCGTTCTTCCTCCTGTAGAGCTGTAAACTCTGCCTTCTGCATCTCTATAAGGGCATCATACGATATTATTTTTGCATCTTTTTTTAAGGCCATACGCAATATATTTTTTTCCACCCCACCTGCAAATTGTTTGGCAACTTCCATCCTATCCTCCCCATATGCCGTATATGTTCCATTTCCATAGACCCCTTTTCCTGCAAAATATTCTCCAGTCTTAAATTGCTCTATATAGGCCTCAGCTTTTCCTTCACGCCCTGCAATACCACGGAGAAGCTCTCTATTTCCTTGTTGAATGTAAGCGTCCATCTCTTCCTTACTCAATAACGTAGGCTTTTTATCGAACCCGACCTCCTTCGCCATATCCTGCAAAACAATATCCCCATGTAAAGCATTCATCTGCTGAGATATATAATCAGGATCATGCATTGCCCTTTCCAAAGTTTTCTTTGGTACAGATGGAAAAGACGGCGTTGTTTCTCCTGCTTCAAGTTCAGTCTCCAGTTCCTCAATCTCTTTGTCCAGGTCAATATACAGCCCATAAGCATGGCGGCAGTTAGGATGAAAGAGCCCAGCTGCTTTTGCTTCTTCCAGCGTCGGGTATCCTTCCGTTTTCCCCGTGATGCTCAATATCTTTCCTTGCCACGGCTGGCACAGTTCACAGGCCCCCAAGTGAGTGCTTACTTTCACCAGGTCATGGCCCTGCTCTACCAGCCGGTTGGCTGTGCCTTGCAGGTGGGCTTCCATCGTTGTTGTCCTTGCAACCATCTCCGTATAAGTCCGCATGTTCCACATCCGCCCGGACCTATCCTTAAATCCCGTTACTCCCCGCTCTGCAAGCTGCTCCCTGAATCTTCGGGCAGTCTGCTTCCATGTATCGTAACCGACCACGGACCCGCGGACGTTTTCCAGTGCAAGCTCCCGGTATATATCGTTCACCTGCCGGCCTATCACCTGTACGACGTCCTCAAACCTCTGATAAGCATTTTCGGCAAGTACCTGGGCCGCCTGCTGATGGATAGCTCCGAACCCGGTCATTATGGAAGCACCTGTTTCCCGGAGCATCGCATCGGCGGTGTTCATTCCCACCGAATATACCCGGGGGATCGCTTCAGTACACCAGGTCCGGCTCCCTTCCCGGAGTTGCTCAAGGATCGCGAGAACGTTCTGCCTCATCTGGACCAGGTACTCCGTCTTGTTCGCCCGGAGAAGCGCCCGGTTGATGCGGTCAAGGATTTCCCGTTCTGCCTGCTCATAAAACTTAATCAGCCGGTTTATTTCCGCATCGCTGAACCTCCTTACATCTGCCATTATTCTTCACCTTCGCCTTCTTCCTCACCCTCTGCTGGCGGCAGAGTGATAGGCGGCAGGCCAGTGCTGCCCTGAGTGGATCCGGACTGCTCGCCTTTTATGCGATCGATTTCATCCTGCAGTGCCTGCCCCTCCAGTCCATATAGTCTCCTTAGTGAGCTTTCAAGGCTTGTCAAGCCGGCAGTGTACCGTTGCACCTCGTTCTGGGTGAGCTCGACATCATCATCCGGCAAGCCGTCCTTCCAGTCGATGTGGATATTTTCCAGTACAACAGCGCCGGTCATACCCTGTGCCTTTTCAAGCATTGAAGCCAGCCAGAGGACTTCTTTTAACGCTGGATCAAACCTCATGCGGATGCGGTTAACTTTTGCAAGCGGGGCCATCATCAAACGCTTTAACGCTGTGCCTGATTCAGCAAGTCCCGCTTTAAGCTGTCCGAACGCAGCAGCTGATGTTTCACTCAAAATATATAGCTGCTCCATGAGGAGATCAATCTGCCGGAAAGCTGCCTCAAGCTGGCCGTCCCAGGTGACGTACCCCGGCGGCTGTTCCCCCTGGCCAACCGGGAAATATTTGCCGCCGCCCCGGAAAATCCATTGCCCGGTTGCTGGGTCGTGCTCCAGTGCCGTATCCGGACCATACATATTCGGGTCCGCATGCTTATCAAGGATCCGGCTTATCTGCGCTATTCGGGTTTCAAGTTCTTGAATGATGCTATCCAGGTCGCTGTAATCATCCAGGCCGGTTACCCTGTCGGTTGTAAGGATGTTATTTACCGGCACAATCAAGAATTCATCAACGCCGGTATTTGCCTCTTCCTGCTCTACAATTTCGCCAATGGTGGTGCCATTTCTCAATTCGTACAGCGTGGTGGTGATTTTCCCCTTCTCGTGTACTTCCGTCTTCAGGTAGTGGCGCTTTACTCGTCGCCCAAATGCACCCGGTTCATCAGCTTCGTAATCATACCCCAGGACATGCGCCGTAATCTCCTTCAGGTTGTCCGGCGCCACTACCGGGAACCATACCGCCGGTTGCTGACCTTCGATGATAGCCCTTCCGTCATAGCGTACCTTGAATATGCCGGTGCCGTATCTGGACACATCAAGGGCTACCTCATACGCAACATTAATAAGACCATTATCTTCTATAATCCGTTCAACCGCTTCCTGCTCCTGGCTGTCCTTGTCGCCGGCCGTAATCCTCGGCGATTCGCCCAGGAGCAGATCCGCAAACAGGAGCGTCAATCGTTTGTGCCAGTTCAACACCATTTCAAGTGTCGCTTTTTGGTCCTCTCTGAGTAGCCGGATCCAGTCTTTATATACCTGTTCATGTTTTCCCTCGAACAGGAGCCGGTTCTGTGCATATCTTTCAAGCCGCTCTGCCTCTGTGGGCGGGGGCCAGGTTTGGCCTGGCGCAAGAAAATTTAAGCTCGTAAGCATCTATATCACCATCCTTACCATCCCGACGGTTTATTTACTGGTCCTATTCTTATTCTCCTGGTCAACATTTCAAAGGCGCCACTTACAGCATCAACCTGGTCGTCATGGGCTCCGTGTGGGAATAATTCTGCTTCGTCCAAAAAATCATTTATCCACGGACCCCGCACTAGCTTTATATTCCCTGCCTCTGCTTGGGAACTAACAGGGTTTGCCCTCATTTCTTTAGAACCTGTTGTCTTGTTTCCATAAAAAGCAAAACCGGCTAGTATCCTGCGCCGGTAATGGTCTATCGTGTTAACCCCACTGCTGCCAGGCTCCTGTTCCATGTAGATTGTTACTTTCTTGCCATCTAATTCGGCTGTCTGCCTTATAAGGTTCTCCACACCCTGCGGTGTGGTCCTGGTTCTCTTTATGTCAATAATGTAATATATCCCGTCTTTTTCACCTAATAATGCCCCCGCCGTCCAGTCTGGGTCCTTCCCCGGTTTGGGTTCCGTAGCCGCCAGGTCCCAGTACCTGACCATCCTTGCATCTGCGGGATAACTGTCCACTATCTCAAACCATTCCCGCTTAAACTTGTTGCCGGCTTCCCTTGCGGTCCAGTCCCCTTTCAGCAGCTGTTCTCGGGTTATCGGGTCCAAGTGCATCAGACTTTTTATATACTCTTTCTGGTCAATATACGGGTTGTCATCCAAACTTGCCGGTACAAAAGGCTTGTCCCCCACGACAAACCGTTGCTTAACCCACTCGTGCCCGACACCGCCCGGGTTTGACGCCGCCCGCATCCGGAGCGGTATACTTGAACCCTCCAGCCGCCGGAGACGGGAGAATAAGTAGCGATACTGTGTTTCGGTAAACTGTGTAAGCTCATCAAAGCCGATAAATTGAAACTCGGCCGACTGGTAGCGGTACTTATCGTTTTCGCTTTCCAAATATCCGAAGCTCAAGGTGGCCCCAGAGGGAAACGTCCAGGTTTTGTTTTTCTCGCTCCAATGCGCTGCTGTTCCTTGCAGCCACTCATGCGCCCTGTCCATAAGCGCGCCTGGCAGTGATAGGTCTGCATATGTGCGCCTAAATAGGATAGCTGCATATCCGGGCACTTCAACGTATTGCAACGCAGCCATCAGCAAGGCGTCGGAATTATGTGTTGGGATCATATTCCGTCCTGCTAAAAATATTCCATCTGGGGAAGCGACTTTAATACATTTTACCGGAACGCTTTCTACCTGCTCACATGAAACAATATATCTAAACTTTATTGTTCTTCTGTGGCCGGTTATTTTCTGTTTTGCTAATTTCCTTTGTAACCGAAAGACGGGAACATCTGCCATCCACTTTATCCGGTATTTTGTACCACAATCTTTACCGTTTAGTGTTGCTTTGCCTGTCCGAATAGCAGTTTTCATGCCTAAACTGATTATGAGCTCGAAAACGTCTTTGGCAAGTCTCTCGTTCGTTGTCGTAAACTCAACTGCGCCAGATTCGCAAGCATGCCCGTCTGTATCCATTAAACCTTGTAGTAATTCCAGCCTTTGCTCATAAGAAGAGCGCAAATATTCACGGGGGATATGCTTGTTCCCTAACAATCCGGCAGCCCGCAGCTTTGGGGAAAAACCAATAGTGCCATAAGCATATTTCCCTGACTGTCTAGTCACTTTATATCCAGCCTTTTCAAAAGCTCCTACAATCTCCGGGTCTTTTGTTGTGAACGAGCCTCCATTCGTCCGTCCATCTCCCAACCATACCCCTAAAAGATAAGGTTCTATCGGTAGTATTTTTTCAGGAAGCTGTAATGCTCCCTGCACCGGAACAGCATGGTTGCGACGCCCACTCGTCGTTAGTAAAGTTTTAGCAATTTCCTTTGTAGTCCGTATATTCCCTTTTGGCGGTTCTTTCGTCGGGGGAGGAAATTTCTTATTTCTTTCTGTAATAGCAGCGACAAATTTAGCAGATTTTCTGCCTTTTGCACGACTCGGCCTTTTCGCTCTTCTTTTAGCTCTCCATTCATCATTACGTGTGGTTAAAGCTACCAATTCTTTAGCATCAAAAGTTAGCCATTGATGTTGTTCGTCCGCTATTATTTCCGCACCGTCATCAAAGCATATTTTATAACAAGGACGGTTTAACATTATTTCTGACACAGCTACAACTTTTGTAGGGTTACCATTTTTATCAAAAACATAATCTCCGACTTGGATGTCCCCCATGCGCTTCCAACCATCGGGAGTGGGAATTAACTCGTCCACCCAAAGAGCTTTCCC